TTAATCCATGAGTGCCTTGATGTCCGCTTGCGTCGCGCCCATACTGATGAGCAGCAGTGTGCAATAGCCGATTATGTCCGCAATATCATTGATACGCGGAGTAGCGTCCGCGTTCGCCATAATACGGCCGAGTTTATCGTCAAGCCTAATCAGGATCGAATTTCGAGCATCGCCTTTATAAAAAATCTTTTTCGGATTAAGCGCTGAATCTCCATACTTTTGATTTTTATACAGCAGTAAATCTCGAATCGCTTCCGTAATTTCGGCAATCTTTTGTTGTGTAGGCATAGTATCTATATTCATTTTCCCCTCGTTAATTTTATCTCAAAGTATTCGCGATCCAGATTATTACCGGCCCACTCGATAATCTCTCCGATTGTCGTTGTGTCGTCGCAAACTTTTGTCAGCAGTACGTTTCGCCAGTCATACTCATCCGTTTGTACGATCTCCTCATACGATGCGACGATTGTCGGATTAGTTTTTGTCATATCTGCCCCCTTTCTTCTTTCCGCCGGCGATACCATTCTTTCTGATATGCTTTTTGCTTTTCAGCTTGACGCATAAACTTCTCAGGCTGTTCCGTTTTGAGCTTTTGTATATATGCTTTTTGCCGTGCACACAGCAGTTTTCGCCGCTCCGGTGTACTGTTGTATTCGCGAGCTTTTCGGTTGCGCTCTTTGATAAAAAGCCGCGCATGCCCTGCACGTGCCGTCAACCCTGCCTTGTCTCCCGCATCGAGTTGTGCGGAAAGCAGTTTCGCTCTTAAAATATTAAGGTGCGTCATTTCAGGATCACCCGGCACCGTGCCGCCGATATTTGCAAATAATCCCATTATCTTGAGCGGCACCCGTGCAATGTTATCCGGCGAGAAGTTTCGCGTATTGCCGTCGAGAAAGATATAATTTGAGCGTTCAGAAAAATCTTCCCACGGATGCGTTTCCATATACACCCATTTGCTTTTAGACATCCACACGTTAGGCTGTGCGATTTTTATTCGCACATAACCTTTTTTTATTTGTTCGCTGTAAAGAGGGCGGCGCTTTGTCGTACCGTGCGGCCGCTTATGACGTACCGCACCGATACGCGAACGTTGATTGTAAAATGCATATTCAGTTACATCTTTTACATCAGGAAAAGAAGTGAGAAAGAGCTTATACGCTTCTCTCCGTTCCATATCTTTATGCGCAATAAGCCATGAGTTTTTTTCTGCATCCCAGATTTTTCTAAATTTTTCCATCGGTAATTCCTAAGTAGCCTTCATACAGCGTTCCGCTTCTGTTCAGCTCTTTGACGACATCGAGCTTCATCCGATTGACGTTCACATAAGCGTTCGTCAGCTCCGCAATGGACTTCGAACGATCAATCATGCGCTGCGTCTCTTCGGCATCTCCGGCAAGGCTGTCGTCATTGAGCTTTTCGATTTGATCGAGGATCGTGTCCTCGAGTTCTTTAATTCGGCTGTTCATTTCCATCTTCTCCTGATATGTTGTGCCATTTTTTCACCGTTTTGGATTTTGTCATACCATTCTTTTTTGATCGTAAAAATTAGCATTTTATTCTCCAAACAAATACTCTTTTGTTGGCATATGCCAAACTATATCTTTCCAACACCGGACAACAATCCGCTGTCCGGTCACTGCATTTGCTATACAGCAATCAGCTTTGCTTTCGTCGTATTTATATGTTGTATACACGACACCGGAATTTGACGGTAAATGTTTCCATTCCCCTTTACCCTGTGCGCACCACTGCGCAAGCTCTCTGTGTGTTGCCAGTTCCATTCGTCCTCCTGTTATCATCCGGCTTTTTTGAGCGACAGATCGGTCTGTTTGCGGCTCTTATGCGGAAGTGAATCGAGCCACTGCTGAAAATATCTGTCAACATCTTCGGCCGGATCGATTAAATATTCTGCAAGTGACCACCACGGCACCCGTACTGTTGTCAGGATATGTGCGGCATCGAGACGGTAGAGATGGACTGCCGTCTGTATTTCATCGTAACTCATGTGGCAGATACCGGCCGCTTCCTGCAATGTGTACATATATTTTGCTCCGAGACGTGCAAGCGTTACGACGGATTCAATTTTATCCTGACGCTCGCTTTCGGTGAGCGGTGCACGATATTGATTTATATCCGGGAACAGATCAAACCTTGCCATTGCCTGCCTCCGCTTGTTTCAACATCAATGTTTTCAGCTCTTGAAAAAAGCCTTTACAAGTATTACCGCCACGAGCAAGGAGCATGAAGAATCCTGCCATAGCAAGAGATTCCTTTTCTTTCGGTGTGAGTACCGAAAAAGCTGCCGATCCATCTTTTTCGGTCATCATTTCATGCGATGACTCCAATCGTGAGCGAAGTGTTTTTTTACGACTCTTAATAATCCTATTGATAAAAATATTTTCACATTTTGTGCTACAAAAACAGACTGTTTTTTTGATTTCAGGAATTCTTGCGTCAGGTTCCAATATCATGCCACTGTCACGACGTTTTTTACACACGGTACAAATCATTATTTACTGCCTCCTGAATGTTTTTTGTTATCGTTTCGTTCGACGGATGAAAGAAAGCCCATAACGCGACGGAGTTCGCTGTCGGTACATTCGGCGAGTGACTTCTTTTGCAGTTTCATTTGAATAAATTTCTGTAAGCGGGCAGCCGCATGAACGCCGAGTATCTTTTTTGCTCGGGTGTGGACAGCGTCGCGAAGCGTAGTTTTATACGCAGACGGAAAAAACCGATACGGTGTTTTACCGCGCGACAAGAGTACGTTATTCAGCGCATTGAACACGGTAAACAGTTCGCCCATCGTGCAATCGGCGCAGCTTTCATGTGAGGTTTCTCCTGAGAGAATTGCGCGATAAGCATCGTCGTCAATATGCAGATCTTTTTTCTGCATGTGGATCATTGCGAGCAGTTTCGATCGATTATCATTCGATTTCATCCTATAATTATTTTTTTTAATCATTGAAACCGAAGCCTGTTGTTCCTGTGCATCTTCCATATATTGTTTATTCATTATTTTCCTCCTGTTTTTCCTTGCAATTCCAGCACAAATACCCGTTCGACAATATTTCAAAGCCGAAATATCTGGCCATCCCTTCCAAGTCTTTAGGTGTAAGAATCGCCCCTTTTTTCAATTCTGCTTCCACTTTATTATTACATTTCAAACATTGGATTTTTACTTTCATACGACATTCTCCTTTACCACCGCCCGATTTGCAGCGGCGAGTACTGCTTCTCTCTCGTGCAACTCTTTAAAATCATCTTCAAGCCGTTCTATATCGTAATCGTCCACACCGCATCTTTCGGCAAACTCTTTTGTAATACCTACGTTTTCAAGTACTTCAACGATTTCCGCGCCTGAAGCTATCTCTGCAAGCGCAAGACAAATACCGCACACCATGTATTCATCTCGAATCCTTTTTTGTATTTTTACTTGCAGTTGAATGGCATCATAAAATCCTTTTGCACCCATCGCTGTTAACGCTCCGACCGCATTTGAAAAAACATCATCGTTGTTATTGATCCATTCTTCTAAATATTCAACCGTATACAAAGCGCTATTCAGATTTTTGACAATCGCTTTTTCTTTTGAAGTTAATTTTTTCATACCTTAATTCTCCTATGTTCTTTCTATGTTTATGCGGCGCAGAGTACGTCGAGCATTTTTTCGGTGACGGTTGTAAGGCGCGATGCCTTTGCCATTTTTGCGAGTGCGATTGAATCGTTGACGATGGAGCGGAAGCCGCCGGCTGCATGGCGGGCAAGCGTTTCGGCTGTCTTTCTGTCGATTTCGATGCCGGCGGCGGCTTGATAATAAGCTGCAACGTCGACCGCGCGAGCAGGCTCAAAGAGGACGATCGGTTTTCGAATCCGTGAGCGCAATCGCGGGATCCGGTCGGTTTTTGCTTTGAGGCCTTCTTCTCCGACGAGGAGAAACGGAAGACGGCATCGTTCGTTTATGCCTCGAAGCATTTCAAGATATTGCACGGGAAGTTTGTCCGCTTCATCGATGATGATAAGCCTGCGTGTGTATTTGCAGGCTTCGTCGAGCGTCGTAAGACATGACGAAAAGCTGTAGGGCCGCGCGTGTACGATCGCATCGCAGATGTCGCGGAGCAACTGTACCTTCGTACTGCCGTCCACATAGAGTACATACGCGGTGTTTTCGTTTTGCTGAACGTACCATGTCGCGGCGTGTGTTTTTCCGCGTTCGGCCGTACCGATCGCCATACCTATGGACGACGAGAGGGTACCGTCGGGATCCGAGAGATCGTCTGCGAGCGCGGTAAAGTTGCTTACGCTTTTCGTTGCGACGAGTATGTTGGTGTCAATCGCAAACGTTTGTGCTATACTGTCGGTGTAGCCGAGCTGTTTCAGAGTTGCGATGAATTCGCTTTCTTTCTGCTCCCAGCTGGGGTAGTTGTGCGAGCAGATTTTTACGATTTGTGATTTGTCCACTTTGAGCAGCGAGGCTGCTTTTCCCATCGTGAGCCCGTTGTTTTCAATCAATGCTTTTAAAGTCATCGTGTTCTCCTTGCAAAATTAATTATTTGCGTTTATTCGCAGTAATGCACCGAAGTAGTTTTTATCCTGTTCGGTCATTGTCTGTTCATAGCGATATTTAAAATCGACGTCGTCTTTTGTAAGACGATCGCCCGATGTAAAACGGGTAAGTATATCTTCATAGCGGTCACGCTCGGTCATAAATATCGACGCGGTACGCGCTTTGGCAAGCGGCTCGCTTGCGATGATGCTCGCGACATTTTTGCTCCATTCCTCATCGCTCATAGCGGATTCGATGTTTTTCGGTTTTATGACGGCAGGCGGAATGACATTCTCCGGCACTTTGTATTCGATTTGCGCGGCGGCAGCTTCGGCAAGTGCTTCGGCTTTTTTATATTCGCCGTATTTGCTGTCCGTGAGTACTCGAATATTTTTATCTTTTGTCTTTTCTTCGAACGCCGCGACGACGGCCGCCATTTGCCGCTTTTTCCACGCGAGCTGTTCCGATGCTTTTCGGGTGTCGAACATATCGATTTTTTCGACGGGGCGAAGCGCGATTGCGTTATTGGTGTCCGGTTCGATTGCGAAAACGCCGAGATCAATATTGTCGGGATCGTAGCGAAGTTCGATTTTTTTGCGGCTGTATGCGGTAAGCGTGCCGCGATTTTCAAGTACCATCTCTTTGGTAAGCTCCGGCCCTATATACTCGCGGCCGAAAAGTGTTACACGATCGCCCTTTACCGTTGCAAAGGCACGTTCCATAAAAAGATAGCTCTCATCGCTTTTACTGATATATGTCGGTCTCCAGCCTGCAACGGTTTTTTGCCTGAGATACTCGCGCGGCGATACTCCGAGCGTCGTGTGCTTACGATTTTCGTATATATCGATTGCGCGGAGTACGGATTTAATAAAATCATCGTAGGGTAAAATGTAGCCGTACTTCTTTTGCCAATCGAGCCGCTTTTGCGCCTCCTCCTCTTCCGGCGCGCTCATACCGACTTCTTTGACATAACCGGGTAAACACATATCAAGCAATATTTGCTCGAGTGTCGAAAAAAATCGCTCGATCGGTTTTGTCTTTGCGTTCTTTACCCGCGCAAAGATACGCCGGTGTTTTGCATGCCACTCCGCACGGTTTCGAGCGACATCGACGACGGCGCCGTCGGCATCTTCAACGACATATCGTCCGTTATCCGACTGATACAGATCCGCCTCATCGAGGAAGCGCACTCCGTAGCTTTGCAGACGAGCGACAATTTCGTCGGCGATATCCGATTTTTCCGACGTACCGTTATCGTTATAGGTACTGCCGAATTTACCGAATCGGTTGATGCCGACGCGGAGCGCACGCAGAACCGTATGCGAACTGTAGTGTTTATCGAAGCTCACACCGTAAACGATACGGGTACCCATGTCGAGCCAGAGGTAACATTCGACGCGGATGTACTCAACCGTGTCAGGGTTTAGTCCGGGTACCGAACACCAAAAATCGAATCGATGCTGATCGCCGACGATGAGCTCGAAGGGCTGCAACTTTGAGAGATCGCGCGAGATGTAGAACATATTGTCGAGGGCGCGCCTGCCGCCGCGGGCAAGCATGAGCATCGCAGGCGATATGCGCCGAGCGTGGATATACGCCGACTGTTCGCTTCCGATTTTCCAGCCTTCGGCTCGCGCTTTTTCGCGCGTTACGTTGTATGCGTTTCGTACCGTACAATCGCCGACTTGCGATTTTGCCGCAAGATAGAAGTTCGTAAAGAAGCGGAGCGCTTCGTCATCCCATGCGTAGATATATCGCCCCTGTTTTCGTTCCGGCTGTGTAAAGCGTCCCGTTTCCATACGCTTTATGTAGCGCGCGACGGTTTCCGCCGAGATGCCGAATTCGGCGGCGATTTCGCGGTAGACGGTACGCTTTTTTTTGAGCGGATCGCGTCGCATATAGCGGTCGTAGACGGCGCAACGGAGCGGGTGTTTTTTATCCGGCTGGATCGGAAAAAACACATCGCTGACATTCATATTCATGCTTCTTTTTCTCCGCAATCGAATGCCTGCATTTCGTTTTCCATTGAAGCAAGTTCGTTGATAATGTCGCGGATTTTAAGTCCGAGATTGTAAGCGGCGGCAAGCCGTATACCCGGCTCTTCAAAAGAACTGAAATAATGAGAGACTGATTCGAAAATTTCGAATTGCGCATGCGTTTGCTCTTTTGAAGCAAGTGAAAATCGCGTAAACTGTTTGGCGTTTGCCATCGCTTCGGCAAAATAATCGCGGTCGCTTTTACGTGTCCAGCGGATTTGATTTTTTCCCCATTTTTCCGCAAGTTCGCTAAAGCGGCGGTTTTCGGAGCGTTTTCGAAATTCCCGTTCGTCCGCTTCCGTCCATCCGGCAGGGCGATCTCCCGTTTCCATAGCGTGGGCAATACGTGTTTCCGACGCGCTTACCAGTTTCGGCGTGTTCGCCCGTTTTTGTGCGAGCAGTTCTTCCGGCGTGCGAACGCGATCGTCTTTCGGATCATATAAGCGCATGTACAGCATTGCCGTCGCACGGCTCATGCCGATGTCATCGCAAAAAGACGAAAACGAATAGGTGTTCGCATTTTCACTTTTGCGGTCGCCGCCGAGTCGCGCAAGTGCCGTATGCGCGATGAATAAAATCTTCGAAAGCTCCGCCGCGCTTTTTTGATAATTTTTTACGAACGGTTTTGCCGCGCTTACTGCGGCTTTGTATTTCCATTGCTCGACTTCGCGCTCGAACGGAAACGCTTGTGCTGCCGGTGTTTTTTCCGGCGCGATTTTATTTGCCATTGTTTAGCTCCTTGTTAATTGTTGTGTCGGCCGATACCGACATCCGGGCTGTACCGGCCGACAGACGTTATGCTGCGTTTTCGGGAATTGCCCTTTCAGCCGCCGTGCAGTAGAATGTTTCTTTGCCGGGCGTTAAGCTGATATGGAATTTCTTCTGCTGGGCAGCGTCGAAATTTTTCAAAGCAGCTTTCACCGGCGTTTTTTCTATCTTTACACAATTCGCAAAACCCGCCGCAATGAGCAAATCCGCGGTGTCAGGTTTGACTTCAACTTTTGCGGGACTTTGCCGATAGCCGATCGTTCCGTTAATGAAATCGCGGCTTTTTTTGCCTTCGTCATACAGTTCAGATCTGTGCTCGTCCGAGTAGCATTTCAGATTTTCAAGCAATTTTTCCCGCTGTTCCGTAAGACCTGCGGATGCGCTTTCGGCCTTCGCCTTTACCTCATTGATCGCCTTTACTGCATCGTTATTGATCGTGCTGATTTCGGCGTCGAGCTGCGCGATCACTTTGATTGTCGCTTCGACATCTTTTAAGTTTTTGATTTTCATAGAAAACCTCCTATTATTTTTCAGGCAGCATCGCCGCCCGTATCATTGCCGCGCAAAGAAACGAGCCGGATTGTTTTTCGATCGTTTTTATTTCCGTCGATTATGTCCGCGCGGGCGGCGTATAGGTGGGTGGGTGTGAAGCGGAGCCGATGCAGTAAAAGCAGGCAGCCCGCCGCACTAAGCTGCAATCCGTCCCTTGTCATGTTTTTAACCGCGTACAGCGCTTTATCCGCGTTCATGTCGTGCGCGGGGCTGTCCATATACGGCGGTTTTCGTCCGTTAAGCCATACCCGCGACATGCCGTCCCTCCTGCGATTCGATCGCCCTTGCCGCACACCGGTAAACGTTCCGCCAGAACGCATACAGCGGCGCATCGTAGCGAAAGCGCACCATGTTATGTATGGCACGTTGCTGCATGGTATGCGGCGAGGTGATTTTCCCGCCGTACTTTTTATTTACTTCCATAATTCCTCCTCATGCGGCGCCTTTCGCGCGCAGATTCGTTACAAGCGAATTCCAGCTTTTATAGCCGAGAATGTCCGCGATCACTTTTTCAATACGCTTTGAATGTTTTTGCCCCGCAATTATTTGGCGAACAGCTTCTTTACTGCATCCGATTTCGCGTGCAATATTTGCATTGTTCTTCCCTTTGAGCTTGAGCCGATATTGAATGTATAAACCTTGCTCGCGGGTAATATTCATCGAAAATACCCGTTCTTTTTCCCGCCGCCTTTTGCCGCGAGCAATAATTGCGACAACCTGTTTTTCAGTCATACAGAACTCCCCTGTTCGCAATCATTTTCGCCATTTGTGAAAGAAAAAGCGCCGGATCCTGTCCTTCGATTTCGATATTGGCGACGTATTTACCGCCGATAAAGAGCCCGACGTTACGGATTTCCCATGGGCGGTCGACTGCGAGCGGGCGGCCGTCTTTGCCGATATTTTCGTAGAATACGACACCGGTAAGACGTTCGCCGTAAGTGCGAGCCGCGAAGTCATTCACTGCGAGAACGGCCGCTTCATAAGCCATATCAGGATATGCGTCATTCATCTTTTTTCCTCCTTTCGCCGATATATTTTTTACAGGTTGACAAGGCAAGCTTACGGTGTCAGACTTAAACAGCGGAAGCTTGTTTTGACAACCAAGATAAATTATATAGTAATTTTACTATTTGTCAAGTATTTTTACGATAAATTTTGAAATTTTATAGGATTTTTACGATGGTCGGTGAACGTATTCAAATTTTATATGAGCAGCTAAATAAAAGCGGCATCATAAACAGCAAACGAGAATTTTGTGAAATCTTAGGTATCGACTATGGGAATCTTGCAAAATATCTTACAAATAAAATTAATCTATCAATTAATGACTTAAATTATTTAAACTATAAAAATTTGAATATAAATATGGATTGGCTCTTAACCGGCGAAGGCGAAATGTTTTCGCCTACAAGTACAGCAGTCGCGCCTGTACACGCGAAAATTCCGCTTTTGCGGCAGAGGGTTTCGTGCGGGCGCGGGCAATCGTGGGAAGACGTCGATGCGGTCGAAGACTATATCGAGCCGCTTGCGCTTATACCGTCGGCAAAGAACGCAAAAATATATGCGTTCCGCGTACGGGGCACGAGTATGGTCGGAGCGGGTATAAACGACGGCGATATTATCCTTTTTGATGCAAAAGAAACGGATATGTTGAGGGATGATCTTTACGTGTTTGCACTGGAAGGGAATGTCTACTGCAAACTGCTGAAGTTCGATTCGATCGGGCGCAAAATATCGATATATTCCGTACATACGAAAGAACTGCGGGATGCGGAGCTTTTAAAAACGCTGGATGCCGATAAACCCGAAACGGCGGATACATTCCATATTTTCGGGCGGGTGTTTGCGTGGATACAGGAAAACCGGCTCATGTGGCGATGATGCGGAAAATATTCGTTGCGGAAAACGAGGAGCAGTAGTAAAATAAAGGGAAGGAGTAAATCACGATGAAACCGATTATAAAAACTATGTTTTGTTTTATAATTGTTGCATTATTTTTTTCTTGCTCAACTGTAAATAAAGCCGGGCTGGATGATTATATAAAAGTAAGCGACAGCACAATGTTCGATCCTGCCGGAAACGTTATAATAAAAAGAGATTCCGGATTTATGGGATCGGCTGTTTCAGCATTTTTATATGTGGATAAACAATTTTGCTGCCGGTTATCACCCGGTACTTTTTGTAAAATACGATTACATAAAGGCTCCCATTTTTTGAGCGTTACGTCGGCAAAAGTGCTGAATTTAGGCAAAGAGTTCAATCGATCGTTACGGGTTGACATTACAGATGAAACGGAAATAAGGACATTCAGAGTATTTCCTATGCCTACGCAAGGTATCGTGATCGAAGAGATCATGGAATAGAATAACAGTGACTAATAAAAAATGTCGGAAACGCTTTTAGCTGTCATCATCGGCGGCGCGATAAGCACCGCAACGGCAGCCATCGGACAGCTCTTTCAAATGAAAATGCTTGATGCAAAGCAGCATAAAGAGCTGGCATTCAAGCTCATGGATAAACGCCTCGAAGTATACGAACATCTTTTTGAACTGCTGGATGTGGGAAAATTTATACAAGTCGCAGAAAAAAACAAACAAGATTTAAAATTATACGCTAAGAATCGTTCGTTTGATTTGATGAATTACCGCGGGCGATATACCATGTTCGCCAGCGACAGGGTCATCGATACTATCGGTACAACAACAAGCATCCTCATCCGTATCGGAGATGCTGTCGATAGCGATATCTAAAACCTCTGCCGGCAATTTGTCGACAGTTACACTGCGTTTGTTTCGGCCGTGCGAAAAGAAACCGAAGTGCAGATCGTCGATACGCTCCACAAATCTATTGCAAAAATAACCACCCCAAAAACACACCGTACCCATGACGGCACCGACAACAAAACCCGCAATGACGGAACTCATTGACATACCTCCGCATATCGTTATAGCAAAAATAATCCCGCCGAAAGCATTGCAGGGAAGTCTTATTAAAATATAATCCATACACTCATCTCCAGCTGCGCCGTTTCATTGTTTTCTCTTGTTACACTTGATAACCGGAGGCAACGATGAAAAATAATAATTCTCTCGGAAAACCGTACTACTCCCAGCGCAACAACGTCTTAAAACCGGAGGGCGCGTGCAATGTAACGGCGATGGTCTCGGCGCTTTCGGCGGCGGGCTGGCCTGTCGAAAAGTTTTCGGATGAAAAATATAAACAGCCGGAAGATGCGCTCATGCACTTTATTCTTGCCGACCCGATAATCGATCGGGAATGGCACCGTATCGATCCGCCTTCTCGTTATGCACCGAACGAGTGGCATTCTCTGCTTGCAATGGGAACGAATATGCTGCTTCGAAAGTGTAAACTGCTTGCCCCGTACGAGACGGCAGTTGTCTTCGGCGAAAATCGACGCCTTGCTGACTTTACGGCGGCGATCGATGCGGGAGGTGCGGCTGTTGCGTCGGGATTGTTTATCGCGCAAAACGGACGCGTACTGGGGCATGTCGTATCGGTCGTCGGCTACAAAAAAGACAGCACGGGCAAACTCACATCTTTTATCATCGATGATCCTTGGGGCGACTATCGTACAAAATATACAAATACAAACGGCAATGATATCGAAATGCCGATCGCGGACTTTATGCAGATTATGAAACCGTGCAATGCGGATCATAAATTCGGACACATTGTAGCAGCGTATACGGCATAAATTATTAATTATTTTCGGGAGGTTATATGTTCGATTTTGCAATTATGGGAATCTGGTGTGCGGGTGCGGTCATCGTTGTGGGCGTGATGCAATGGGTGAAAGGATTTGCCGCACAAACGATACAGCGTGTCATTCCGTCGTGGGTATGGTCGCTTATTTTGCCGTTTTGCGCACTCGGCGCTTCGGCGGCGTTTTCTTTTAAGCAGAGCGGCGGAAGTTGGATTTGGAACGCGCTCGGCATTTGGGCGGTATCGCAACTCGGTTACGAAGTTATTGTAAAAAGTGTTGTAGAAAATCTTCTTTCCGGCGGAAAACGAAGGGTAACGCCGGACGATACTATAAACAATTCGGAGGCGAAGGATGCAATAGCGTGCAGCGAGGCGGCTCATGTATGAAACGATTAAAAAAAATGTACTGCGTGTTTTTTTGTGTGCTCTTTGTTTTATTGCCGGCGTTATCGCAGGAGAGTGTCACGCTCACTTCGGCGCAGATAACGGAGATACGGAACGAACTCGACGTTATGAAGCGGCAAGTACACATGCTCAAGAACTTGCAGATCGCGCAGGAAGCGAACTCGAGCGAGCTGGAGAAGAAATGCACGCTGCTCGAGAACGCATTGACGGAAGCATTACAGTCGTTGGAGAAGTCAGAGCAATCGGTGATACAATCACAAAAAACAGTACAGACGCTCAAGGAGCAGCTGGAAGAATTGAGGAAGGAATATCGCGCATTGGCGAAATCATCAGCGATGCGGAAAAAGCTCGTTCGGGGGCTTACGGTAACAATAGCGATCGTCGCGGGTATAGCGGTCACTGAGGGCGTCATCATTTTAACACAATCGCGATAAGGTGTGTCGTTATGGATTTTAAAGAGATTGCCGCAATTACAACAGGAGCCGTTACGCTTATCGGTTTTATCGGGACGTGGATCAAAATCGGTATTGCGAAGGGCAAGTCGGATTCGGCAATCGATGCGGCACAAAAATCTGCGGACAAGGCCGCTTTATCCGCCTCTATGATCGGAGAGCGTATGGATGCAAAACTGTCGCAGCTCGACGCACGGATCGACAGCATAAAAATCGACAACGCGATGATATTGTCGAAGCTCGAAACGAATATCGACTGGATAAAAGAGAGCATCGGTGAAATAAAACGGAAGATCGACGTGAGGGGGACGTGATGCCGAAACGGAATAAAATAGAGCTGCAGGGGCTTGTCGAACGCATCGTCGATATGTTTTACAAAGACAAGCTCACGCAGATACAGATCGCGGATAAACTCAAAACCGAAGGGTACGACGTATCGAAAAGCGGGGTCGGGCGTACGCTTGTATCGCACGCATCGCAGATGAAAGCGTATCGGGATGCGGCGAAAGAATCGGTTGAAATTATCCGCGAACTGAAAAACTCTCCCGGTCTCGATATTGCCGAAGCGACGGTGCAGATCGTCCAGACGAAACTTTTACAGGAAGTAAAAAAGTTCGACACGTTTTCAACGCTTGCACCCGAAGACGTACTCCGTGCAGTAAGCCGCAATACCAACTCGCAAGCGAAGATCGCAAAAGTAAAACTCGACTACGAAAAAGGCTACCGGCAGGGACTGTTCCGCGCGGCCGAAGTGCTCGACGAGGAAGGACGGAAGGCAGGGCTTTCTGCCGAAACGATTGCCGAAATCAAGCTCAAGATAACGGGACAGAGGGTTCGGCATGAGTGACAGTCCCGGAATCTTTTTGCCGTATCAGGAAGCGTGGATAAACGACGAAAACCCCTTAAAGCTCAGCGAAAAATCGCGTCGTATCGGTATTTCGTGGGCGGAGGCATATAACTCGGTACTTAAATCGGCGGCATCCCGCGAAGCCGGCGGCATGAACACGTATTATCTTTCGTACAACAAATCGATGACGCGGCAATTTGTGCAGGATTGTACCTTTTTTGCCCGTATCTTAAATATCGCGGCAAGCGCGATGCAGGAAGTCGTCATTCAAAACGAAAAGCAGGATATCACGATGTACCGCATCACCTTCGATTCGGGCTATGAAATTGCCGGGATGCCGAGCGACGCGTACAACTTACGATCGAAACAAGGGCGCGTCGTATTCGACGAGGCGGCGTTTTGCGGCGATATGGACGGCGTACTTAAAGCTGCGAAAGCGCTTTTGATTTGGGGCGGACAGCTGTCGGTTATTTCGACGCACAACGGAGACGACAATCCGTTCAATCTTTTAATCAAAGACGCGCGGGCAGGACGTGAAAAAGGCTGGAGCATACACCGCACGACGTTCGACGAGGCTGTCGAAGCGGGGCTTTATAAAAAAATATGCGAGCGTAACGGCGAAAAGTGGACAAAGAAAAAAGAGGGAGCGTTCGTAAAAAAGATCCGCGAAATCTACGCGAACAACATAGACGAAGAGCTCAATGTCATCCCGCGCCCCTCCGCCGGCCGTTATTTCGGACGCGGATTGCTCGATCTGTGTACCGGACGAAACATTGCAATCAGGCGACTGTCGTGCAAAAACGATTTTCTCCACAAAAGTGAAAGCGTGAAAGAAAACGTCATCGTCTCTTTTTTCAATACGGAAATCGCACCGATCCTTTCCGCTTTGAAGCACCTTGTCTTTTTCGGAAACGATTTCGGGCGAAGCGGCGACTTAACGACATACTGGCTCAACTGCGATACCGGAGCCGCCCTTGAAACAAAACTGATTATAGAATTACAAAACGTACCGTTTGAACAGCAGGAACTTTTCAGCGATATGCTGACGGACTTACTCGATAAGCGGAAGATATTCGGAGGCGGAGCACTCGATTCGAGGGGAAACGGACAGCAGCTTGCCGAACATGCGATGCTGCGGCATCCGGGCGCTATTATCTGCGTTATGGAAAATGCTGCATGGTACGGGAAGTACGGGGCTGACTTACATGCGCTCATGGAATCGAAAGATTTTACCGTCCCCGATGACGATGTGATAAAAGGCGATTTTGCAATCGTCACGCTTAAAAACGGTATACCGTATATACCGCCTATACGGACAGGAGACCGCGACGGAAAAGGTACACGTCACGGAGATGCGGCAAGCGCGGCGCTGCTTTCCGTGTGTGCGTGGCGCGAGTGTGCGGCAGATCCCGAACCCGTTTTCGCCGTTACCAACAGAAAGGATCCGTGGAAAGAGCGGATTTAATACTTGTGATGTGAGGTATACACTATGGCACGAACGAAATCCGTTACCGGACAAATTATAGATCTCTCCTCGTTTCGCATGGTCGCTGGCTACATCGACGATACGTCGGCATGGCTTAATGATATCGGCGAGCGCGAGACGATTTTTGAAAAGATGCGGAACGACGGACGAGTTGAATCGCTCGTACAGGAGCGGAAAAATAAAGTGCTCCAAATGTACGGAAGCCTTACGGCAACCGGCAATAAAGCTGTCGATGACGCGTGCGAAAAATACCTGACGTTCAATGTGTTTTATGCGTTGAACAATATCATGCTCAATGCAGTGCCCTACGGGATCGCCGCTTGTGAAAACCTTTGGGCGTTTGAAAGCGGGATGTATGTGCCGAAAGGCTTTCTCCCGATCCCGCGGACGGCGCTTTCGTTTCCGCAATCATCCGATGTGCCGTATGGCACTCCCGTTATTACTTCACTCGGAATTTCGCTTTCTGATCCGACGAAATTTTCTTTGCACCGAAACGACGACGGAAACCTTACGCTTTGGGGCAGGCCGACACTGAGGGCGGCATACATCTTTTGGAAGTTCAAAAACTTAGGCGTGCGGTTTTGGGCGACGGCAGCGGAAAAAATCGGCTGTCCTTCGATTCTCGCGCTCTTTGAAACGAAGAATGAAGATCAGGCGAAAAAGCGTGCGAAAGAATTAACGGACGCGCTCGAACAGTGGGAGGGGGGAAGCTCCGGCGCATTTGCGAACATTCAAAGCATACAAGTGATTCAGTCGCAAATCAACGACTTCAATCAAATCGTCGAAACGTGTAATGCGGAAATCGCGTATGCGCTGACGGCGCAGTCGCTTGCGACAAATCAGGCCGAATATGGAACTCGCGCGCAAAGCGATACGCATACGCTCACGTTCGACACGATCATCAAAGGCGATGCCTACGCGGTACAACAGGTCGATCAGCGTCTCGTGCAGGCATTTTGCGAACTGAACTTTCCGGGAGAAGCGGTGCCGTCGTACGACATCGATTCGTCCGACTTTGCAGACTGGGCGACGATCCGCGATGCGATAGATCGAGGGGTACCGGTAAGCCTTTCGGCGATCTATAACAAAATCCACGTACCGAAACCGAAAGACGATGCGGACAGCTTTATCCGTGTACAGCAAAGTCCGATGCTGTTTTCGGACGGGGCACACGATTTTTTTTCGCGGACGCAGCTCCACACATAAAGCACGAGCGGCTGCGGTCGAAAAAACTTGATGTGCTTGCAACGAAGGGATGGCTCGCTATTTCCGAAAGCGTCGCCGTCCGGCTGCGGGAGTATCTCGAAGCACTCGAAAAAAATCCCGATATAAAAAATACGCAAAGTGTCCTGCCGTGCGATTTCTCCGCGGTGAGCGCGGCTGCAACGCTTTTTATTAAATCGCTTTTATCCGGCATCGATTCGGCGTCGCGGAAAAATAATTTTGATGACACTCTCGATATCGACACGCTGCCGTTCGATGAAGCGGTCGCCTATCTTAAAAAGCGCGATGTGCTGACAAAAACTGATTATGATGCGCTTGCGGACAAAATGAAGTTCCGCGCGTTTACGGCAAGCCGCGTCGCAGACGGCGATCTTTTAAAACGTATCAACGGTGCGCTGATACAAAATGAAACTGCCGGCGGAACGCTTAAAGATTTTCTGAAACTGACGAATGACGAACTCCTCGATAAGGTCGGTATGGGGCCGAATGCCGGATGGTATTGGGAAACAGTCTACCGGACGAATATGCAAACAGCATATAACACGGGCCGTGCGATCGAGCTTAATGAAGTCCCGCCGCTTGCCCTTGAATTTATCGCTATCGACGATACGCGCACGAGCGATATCTGTAAGCCCTATGCCGCTTCCCGCGTCATTCTTCCGCCGGACGATCCGTTTTGGAAAACACATTGGCCGCCCCTACATTTTAATTGTCGATCGACCGTGCGCGGAATTTACGATGAAGACGAACTCCCGGATAATTTTACACGTCCGACCGAAACAGGACATACGGCAAAAGGCTTCGGAAGATATCCGCTTGCAAACGATGACTGGTGGCGGGAGCTTGAAAGTCAGGCGAAACGGGCCGCCGAATACGGGGTGCAAAGAGAAATAGAAGCTGCTCGAGAAAAGCTGCTCGGAAAAGACGCATCTTCATACATTTATGATAATTTTGATAGAAAAGAGCGTGTATATAGTATCGACGAAGATTTACGCGCGGTGAATCCGCAATTCAATATATCAAACTGGGAATATACAAACAACTGCCAGCGCTGCGTACTTACATGGGAAATGCGACGCCGCGGCTATATGGTTACTGCTCTTGGTGCAATCAAGGGGCATGATGATATTGCAAGCGGGAATAATTGGATACATGTTCTGGAACATTTTAATCCCATCAAATGTAAAACGGGCAATGGAAAGACACAGATAAAAAAGCAAATGGGATTATGGGGAGACGGAGCTCGTGCCGCAGTCTATGTTCAGTGGACAGGAAAAATATCCGGAGGGCATGTGTTTGTCGCAGAGCAACATAACGGTAAAACTTTTTTTTATGATCCGCAAAATCCGAAACGGGATGCAGAGAACTTCTTTAACAAATGTGAAAAAGGCTTGACATTTTTTGGACGAATGGATACGTTGGGAGTGTCGGAGCTGATTTTAAAATGTTGTACGCACATATAAGGAGGACTGCCATGACGATTGACGAAATAAAAGAAATTGCCAAAAAGCAATTCTCATACGACATCGCTGCTATTCTCGAAGACAAAGATTTTTATTATGTGCATTACACAGAGAAAGACGCCGCGTTCGAGCCGCCGCAAATGCCTACAATTACGATACATAAAATAACAAAAAAAATCGGCTGGCTTGTATTACCTGAAGACTTGCCGATTCTTCAGCAGGCAAAAAGAATAGCGTAATAGTATTGATTAACGCCCTTTTTTCGGGGCGTTTTTTATTTTAAATCGTCTATCACGCAAATACCGAAAAATCATACCTGTACAACCCTTTGAAAATATCTCATTCACCGGTGAATTGCGGTGAATTTGCCCCCGCACACTAAAAGCCGAGTAATTTGCCGTTCTTTGTAAAATCCGTGCATTCTGCGCCGTTTTTTAAATTCGTATTTATAACTCTTTCCCCGCTTTGCCGTGTCATGCCGATAGTGCGATATGATGCCGTAAACGCAACATGCGAGGAGGCTTTATGAACAAAGTAATCGAGCTTTTGAAAAGCGTCTGGTCGCTCGTTATGGGTATTGTGCTCATAATCATAGCGGCAGGCGTCGCGGTCATGTTTGCGCCTTTGTGGATCCGCATCTGGCTCGGAGCCGTCGGCGGGCTTGGCCTGCTGCTGCTTGCGATTCGGGCACTGCTCATCCGCAAAGACGGGGACAAATCTTAAAATGTTGATGCGCCGTTCGCGGCGCGTCAACTAGCTTTTGAGAGGATGTATGAAAAAAATACGGACATGGCAGCTGTGTCGTACCGGAACATTCGGGCAGGACGGCGCGACGATTACGAAAAAAGATTTAGAGGATATCGTCGATACGTTTACTCCGACCCGACCGGTGACGATCGGACACGACGGCGCACACAAAGACAATTTTCCGAAGTTCGGCGACGTACTTGCGATCGACGGTATCTACGATGATGCATCTCATCCCGGTGAGCAGGTGCTTGTCGGAGAAGTGCTGCTGCATCCGGCACTCGATGCGCTCTATGACGACGGCGACGGAAGCGGTGTTTATAAAGGTTGGAGCGTAACGATACCCCGCCGGGCGAGCGACGGCAAGCGATATCTTCACTCGCTTGCGATAACAGGAGCCGTACCGCCGAAGATACCGGGGCTTGAACAGCTTATGACGGAGAGCCGTTATGCGGACGGCGACAAGGTTGAGGTTATTAATTTCAACGATCGAATAGATTATGAGGAGGCTCGTATGACCGAAGAGGAAAAAAAGAAGATGGAGGCGCTTGAAGCTGAAAACAAAAAGCTCAAAGAAGCGGCCGAAAAAAAGAAAAAGGAAGAAGCGGATGCGGCAAAAGCGGCAGCCGATTCGGAAGCCAAAAAGTCCGGCGAATTTGCCGACATCACAAAGCGGTGCGAACAGCTTGAAGCGGAAAATCGCAAAGCACGCATCGACGGTTTCATCGGCAAAGTGTCGGGAAAAATCCCCGCATCGCTTATGCCGAAAGTAACGGCGCTTGCGGGGCAGTTTGCCGATCGTGCCGAATGCGAATTTGCCGACGGTACGGAAACGAAAAAAACTTCCGCACTCGAGCTTTTTGCGGACGTCCTCGAGGCAGGATTTAAAGATGCGGGCAATCTGACACGGCAAGTCTTTACACCGGGATCTGCGGATTTTTCCGATGCAAAAGATTCGAGCGGCAAGAGCGTCGACTGGAACGCGCTTGCGGCAAAAATGTGACGCGGGAACAGCGGCATAAGTATACATACCATTCGGGAGGTTATTATGATAAGCGAAAGAGTGTCCGTTGCAACGGGAGATCGCGGCGTGTTTACGACGCAGCATCCGGCAGTGCTCTTGCCGGTACAGCTTACAAACAAAAACAAAACGTATCATGCGGGTACGATACTCAAAGTATCGGCGGGCGGAACGTACGAACCGGCGGCAGATGCCGATACGCCCGCGTGCATCCTTGCCGAAGATACGGACGGCAGCACGGGACTCGCGCATGCGGGATTTCACGGGGTCGTTGTCCGCGCACGGCTTATCGATGCGTCCGGCGCAAGCACGAAAGATGCGTCCGATACGCTTGTGAAAAAGCTCGGCGGCATCGGTATTTTCGTCACGCAGTCGTTTGCAGGCGACGTGCGATAAAAGCTCAGACGTCGAGTTTCGGCGTCTCTATATTATTCATTTTTTGAGGTATATGTATGATTATTATAAAACCTGAAGATATCGTGCGGATCATCACGGCGTTTCCCGCGGAAACGAGCAACGCACGGCTTTATTTTAAAACGGCAAAAAACAAAAACACGACGCAGCTTGCCGTCAGCGATATCAAATCGACAGTCGGAAACGTCCCCGTCATCAAAAGAGGCGGCGTCGGTTTCCGGCCGAAGATGGAGGCGGATGTGCTGCATATCGAGCCGCAGCCGATCGAAATCGATGACACATTTTCCGCGGTCGAATCCGACGACTACGAACGTGCCACGGCGATGGGCAAGCAGCAACTCATCGACGACAGACTTACCCGTTGGGGACGGCTCATCCAAAACACGACGAAGGCGCTGTGCGTACAGGCGCATAAAGGGAAAATCGACTACATGATGCAGGCAGGGCCGAACATTGTCCGTTATGAAGTCAATTATGGAGATGTCAAATCGATCAGCGCAAGCAAAAAGGCGTCTGAGCTTGCGCTCGCCGATCTTATCGACAGCTTCGAACAGCTTGCCGAAGTGCCGGCAGTAAACGGCATCGGGGGTGAAGTCGAATTCATCGCCGCGAAAAACGTCTACAAGTTTATTGTATCGCTTGCGGCAAATCAGACGAAATTCCCCGTTACTACGGGTGCGGGTTTTATCGACATCGGAGGCTACAAAGTGCTGCGTGACAACGACTCGTATACCGATGTCAACACGAGCGGTACGAGCGTCATAAAGCATATGCTTAGCGACAGCGAACTGCTTGTCCGCGCCGTGAACGCGGGACAGGAACTCGACTTTCTGCGCATCGACGATACGGTACAGCGCGAAGCAACTCCGCTTTACGCTTTCACGACCGAACGCGACGATCACAGAGGTACAAATCTCTATGTGAAATCAAAACCGTTCCCGCTTATCAACACGAAGGGTATCGCGTTGATGAAATTCAAAGCGGAGTAAACCCGTACGGGAAAGCCGTAAAGCGCAGATAACGCCGTATGATACAGGGAGCGGATCGCTACAGTCCGCTCCCTTTTTTTTATCGGAGGCACTATGGACATACTTACCGCAGCGGATTTAAAACACGAGCTGACACCGCAGGATTATCAAACACTGACATTTACCGACGACGGTATTGCCGCACGGTGTGTCGAGCGGGCGCGTATGGTTGTAAAGGGTCTCATTCTTTCGACCGGAAACGCTTATGACGAAGATGATGAACTCTGCCGTATGTGCGTCTTAAAGCGAGGCCGCGTCGAGCTCTATCTCTTTAACGGGATGCACGAAACGGCGGATAAAGAGCAAAGCGATCTCGATATCATAATTCGAACAAGTTACGGCCCGATTATAACAAAAAACGGCTCGGCGGATGAAAGCGGGCCGAGCGTCGCGGTGATAAAAAAACCGAACGGCAACGTATTGGATCGACATTATGGGAGTTAGCATCATAGAAAAGCCGCGAGAGACGGGAGCCGTGATGCGGACGCTTAAAAATGGCTTGCCCGATGTAATGCGCCGCATGTCGGTCGTCATGAGCAACGAAATAATCGGAGCTATCAATAAGGGCTTTCCGCCGCCGAACGCGCCTTTGACTGCCGCAGTTAAAGGCGGGACAAAAACGCTTCGCGATAACGGCGAGCTTATGGCATCGATCGCGGCTCACTCCGGTACCGATTGGGCAAGCGCCGGAACGAATAAAAAACAAGCGAGTGCCTTACAACACGGAAAGACGATTACGGCAAAAGGAAAAGGTCTTTGGCTTCCGGCAAATGCAAATACACGCCGTTTATACCGAAAGTACAACGCGCAGTCTCCGGGCGCGCTTATAGCGGCGATGAAAGGCGACGGTTATTCGTTTTTCAAAATGGGAAAAGTTTTTTGTGCGCGGAAAAAAGGTGCCGCTCCGTTTGCAGTTTTTATTATAAAAAAACAGGTGACTATTCCGGCTCGTCCGTTTATCACAATTACGGCCGGAGCACGGAAGGCGATAAAAAAGATATGGGGCGATGCGGTAAAGACCGTGCTGTCGAAAAAGTGATTTTTTAAAGGGGCTGATATGCAAAAACTGTTTGATGCGTTGTGCGATGCGATACGGAAAGAACTCAATCTCGAGCCGGTGCTGCTGCCGCAAAAGTCAAAGACTGCAACGGGACATGTCGTCCTTGTATTTCAAGATATCAGAGAGTGCGGAAACGACAGTGAAACCTTGTATATAAATGCCGAATATCGATCGGGCGGTACGGGATCTACATGGGCGATTGAAACGGCAAAGGCGAAGCGGAGATTTCTTAAAATCGAGCAAGACAATATGCCGATTACCGTAAACGGCAAAACGCTGTGCGCTCACTGGACGAGCCGAGTGACGCCGTATTTGGAGTATCCTGACGGAGAGGAAAACGGCGGTATGCCTTGCGCTTACGTCGCTCCTTATACGATCCGGATAAGTTATCCGATATCGTTGATTGATGACTGATTAGGAGGTAGGTATGAAACCGGCTGGAAAAGACGGAAAGTTGTATTCGATCGCATTTAAAGAAGCGGTGACAGGAGGAGCGAGTGTCACGCTCGATAAGAGCGGCTTTTTCAAAATCAAATCGATCGCGTCGTCGGGAAGTTCGTTGCCGACAAAAGACAGCGGCATCGCCGGAGGCGAGAGCATCAAAGTCGGACAAATCGTTCACTTGTGGAAGGGACAAGCGCTTGCCGCTGGCGATGCAGTGATCCCGCTCGAACTTACACTCGTCGGTTTCGTGAAAGACGTACCGAACAGTTTGCAAGGATCGAGCGTCGATATTTCGACGCAGGAAAACGTCGAGTCCGGAATCCGCGAATGGGCAGAGAGTACATTTTCCGACGGAAGCGGGACGATCACCGGCACATTCGAAACCGACAGCGAAGCGCAGCGGAAGCTGCTCAACAATTTTCAGGAAATCACGATCGACGACGGCACTCACGTCACGCGGCTTCCTGCAAAAAAGCAGCATCAGGATTATATGCTTTCGAGACGCGAAACCGAAACCGTCGGCGAAACGGCGGTATGGGAACATTTTCCCGTCATCGTTGAAAGCCTCACAAAAGACAAGCCGCTTGACGGCGAGCAGAGCTTTTCGTTTGCATACAAGGTTGACGGCGGAAACTTTCCCGGCGTCATCTACTACAAGGTTAAGGAGTAGCCATGATTTTCACCGAAGAGCCTCGCTATGAGTTTTATCCCGACATACAGGATAACCTTTCGAAGCCCGAACACGAGCGCCTCGCCGTCGAGATAATCCGTCCGACCGGCTATATGCGCAAAGAATTTGTGACAACAGTTGCGACGCGCGAATATTATCGCGACGATCAGCCGGTAGATGATGCAGGCAACGAGCGCGTCGTCAAAAAGCTCAAAAAGGTTACGCTTAAAATGCAAGTCGACGCGGATTATATCCTCCGAAACTGTGTGGGTAAGATCACCAATATGCGCGTTGAAACCGTCGGTAAAGACGGCAAAAAAGCCGAACGCGTTATCGCCGACGGTGCCGCCCTTGCCGAGTGCCGTGCCTACGGTACCGAAGAGCTTGTCAGCGCAATCGTCGTCGAAGTGCAGTCGGACACGATCACTGATTCAAAAAAAAAGAATATCGCATAGCGCTTCAGTGCATTCTCTCATCTCTCTGGCCTCCCGCGTGGGAGGCGGAGTTTTGCGAGATGAGCGAAAAAATCGCATGGCCGGAATCCGAAACCGGCTACATCAGAATCAAACGAAAAGACATTGCCTCATACATGACGAAAGAGTTTTTTGCGCTTGTCGATACCTATGCACGCATAAAGCAATACGGCTGGCCGCAGGGGAAAGGCTACCTCGCCGAGCCGAGAGCGCTGTTGGAACTGGTAACATTATTCGACGACGAAAAGGCGCATTTTAAAGCCTTTGCTAAAAAATAATTATTAACAAGGAGCGGATATGCCCGTTACGGAAGAAGAGCTTCGCGTACTTGTCACTGCCGAAGTCGATAAGGCGATCAAAGAAATGAGCCGCATGGATAAGCAGACGAAAGCGAGTTCGAATGAATTCAAACAGCTCGGGAAAGCTATCGCGGCGGGATTTTCAGCAAAAGCCATCATCGATTTTACGCGGCAATCGGTTGCGGCGTACCAGCAGGATAAACAGGCGCTCGACATACTCCGATCGACGATAACGGCTACGGGAGCCGCCGCATGGACGAGTGTCAACGATCTCGACGCAATGGCAAAATCATTGCAAGACGTGACAAACTACAGCGCCGGCACGATCGAATCGATGCAAGCCGTACTCCTTGGATTTAAAAACATCAAAGGCGATAATTTTACACAGGCGACGAAAGCGATCCTCGATATGGCGACCGTTATGAAAACGGATCTCTCAAGCGCGGCACAGTCGGTTGGCAAAGCGCTCGACGATCCGATCAACGGTATCGATTCGCTTCGAAAGCAGGGATTTAATTTTTCCGCAGCACAGAAAAAACTGATGCAGGATATGATCGATACGGGCGATATCGCCGGTGCTCAGAAGATCATTCTCGACGAACTTGCGACCACCTTCGGAGGAGCTGCGGAAGCGGGTGTAGTCGCAGGCGAACAAGTAAAAAACGCATGGAACGACTTAAAAAGCGGTATCGGAGAATTTGTTTCCGAACTGCCGGCGCTTGTTCTCAGCGCAGTCGGAGGAGAAGCAGGACTCGGGGTGATCCTCAATTCGATGAAATCGCTAAGTACCGCGTTTGCCGACTTTTCTGAAAATATTAAATTTTTACAAGCAACACTCGGAGATACTGACGCATATACGAATTGGTACAATGCGCTTGCCGACAATGAAAAGCTCAAAGAAGCGCAGCGAAATATAGCCGTACTGACGAAACAAATGTCGGATCTGGAAGAGAATTCGCAGGAGTGGAGTGAAAAATTTAATGCACTTGATACATGGAAGCATGAAGAGCGTGCGCTGCAATACATAATCAAAGAACAGGAAAAAGCACAAAAAATTGCCGCCGAGCGGAAAGCGGCGGAAGATGAAATCAATGAACTCATGTTTGCGATCTCACAGAAGTATGAAAATCTCGGAAAAGACGATCCGGTGATCCAGCTCGAAAAATATAAAAAACAGCTTGAAAAAATCGCCGCGGAGCGTGCAAAGCTTTTAAAGCCCGTAAAAGATACCGACGGAACCGTCATCGATACGAGTAAAGCGCAACAGGAACTTGATTACATCGAAAACGCGATCAAAAAAAAGATGAGCGAGCTCCGGGACGGAGAGAAAAAATCGTGGAAAAAATGGCTTTCCGATATTTTAAAGATCGATGACGATGCGTTCGGCACGGGAAAAGAAGCGGCCGAGCTGTACATACAAGGTCTCAGCAACGGATTACAGAGTGATCAAAAAATCAGCTCTCTCCTCGGCAATTCTTTTGATTTGGTATCGGCGCTTGAAAAACAGCAGGACGAAATAGAGAAAAAACTGTCGGAGCTTTTAACAATCGATCCGCGTACCATAGATGAATCGTTTAAAATCGAAGATCAGATAATACAGGGACTTATAAAAAAATACGGCGAGTTGAAGGCGGCAAAAGGCGCGGCGTACGGAGAAAAAGAGCTCGATGAACTTAATAAAAAAATCGCCGATATTACAAAAACGGAAAAAGAGCTGTACCTCGAAAAACTCAAGACAAACGGTGCGACGGAAGCACAGATAACCGAAGCCGCGCGGCTATACGATCAATATGAAAAACTGAAAGATGCCGGCAGAAGTTGGACGGATACGATGCAGGAAGGGCTTACGGAGCTTATCCTGAAATACAGCGACCTCGATAAAGTGAGCGCGGGTGTCCTTGCAAATATGGGAACGGAGCTTATGTCGATGTCGTTCGATTCCGCGATAACCGGTTTTCAAACGCTCGGTGAAGCGCTCGGAAAAGGAAGCGATGCGGGAGAATCGCTTCAGCAGGCGCTTGCAAATATGGCCGAGACGATTCTCGATCAGCTTCCGATGATGTTTTTGCAGGCAGGCTTACAGCTCATCGCAAACGGCATGTGGCCGATAGGACTCGGCTTTATAGCTGCCGCAGGATCTTCGGCAATGATAAGCGGCTTTGTTAAAGGGCGCACATCGGGCAGTAGCGCATCGGCGAATGCGCTCGGGGGTGTCTACGATACGGACGGAGCTCTGCCATTCGCGAAAGGCGGTACGTTTACGAATGCTATCGTACAGAGCCCGACCTTTTTCCGTTTTGCAAGCGGTGCGGGTTTCGGTCTCGGCCTTATGGGAGAAGCAGGGCCGGAAGCCGTTATGCCGCTCTCGCGGGGCGCAGACGGCTCTCTCGGCGTAAACGCATCCGGGATCGGAGGAATGCAGTTTGCACTCCGCATCGTCATTAATAATTATTCTACAGAAGAAGTCGCGGCAACTGAAACAGTCGGAGACGACGGTCAGCGTCAGCTCGAAGTGACTATCGGGACATTGATAAACGGACATATCTCATCCGGTAAAGCCGATAAAGCGCTTTCGGCGCGGTACGGTATAAAAACGCAAGGAGTGTAACATGACATCTCTTACATGGCCTACAGGTTTACCGCAAGTACTGAGGCTCGACGGATTGAGCGCACAACGAAAAAGCTCCGTCGTACGCACGCAGATGGATGCAGGCCCCGATAAAATCAGACGACGGTATACCGTCTCGACAAAAGTATTTACCGGCTCAATCGTCGTCACGGAAAAACAGCGCGAGCTGTTTGAAGCATGGTACCGCAATGTCATCGCGGACGGTGCGCTGCGATTTGTGATGAAAGATCCCCAGACGTTACAGCCGGCAGAGTTTCGCTTTACCGAAGACTACAGCGAAGAACCGATCGAGGGATTTTGGAAGATTGCAGTAAGCGTGGAGAAATTACATGGCTGAAAAAAGATTGAGCGCCGATGCGGTCGCCGCGGCGACTGCGCCTGAAACGGCGGCGGTATTTGTAACGCTGGTTACTATCAATGTCGACGGGGATGCGGTGCTGCATGTCTGCGATGATAAACAGGCGATAACATCACAAGGAGTTGAATTCATTCCCTGCGGATTTACCGCACTCCTACCCGACCAGAGTGAGGGCGGAAATAAATCGTGCCGCCTCAGTATTGATAACGCCGACCTTGCGATTTATAAAATCATAAAGCAAGCCGTTAATAAACCGATAACAGCCGATATTGCTGTCGTACTGTCAACTTCACCCGACACCTACGAGCAGGGGCCGCTGCACTTCGTACTTCGAAACGTTACGGCAACAGTCGATGCAATAACGGGCGAGCTCTACGACGCGTATATGCACGACCGCAAATTCACGTCGCTCACCTATTCGCCGGATGATTTTCCGGGGATGTTTTTCTGATGTACGCATGGACTCAAAAATACGTCGGGATCCCGTTTTTATCCGGCGGACGCAATGAGGACGGCGTCGATTGTTACGGTCTCGTCAGACTCATACTTAACAACGAATACGGATATAATTTGCCGCTTTTATCAAACACGTACGATAACGCGCTCGATGTCTTTGAGGCGGGATCTTTATTTCGAAAATACGTGCCGCTTTTATGCGGCGCAAAAATATCGAAGCCGGAAGAAAAAGCGGTTGCGCTGCTCAAAATGCGGGGACTCCCGTCGCACGTTGCCCTCTATGCAGGCGATGATTTTATAATTCATGCGATGAGTAAAACCGGCGTCGCGTGTGAGCGACTTTCGCGGCCGGTGCTTAAATTACTGATCGAGGGTTGGTATCGTGTCGATAAAAATAACTGCGCTTCTTAATCCGTTCTCTTCCGAACGCAAGGAATTTGACGTAGTACCCGGACAATCGATTGCGGAAATTCTAAAAAAAATTGACACCTTTCACGCGGTTAACAGCGGATGGCGCGTACTCGTAGGCGATACCGTAATCACCGATTTTTCAACCGTACCGGCTGACGAAGAGCGGGTATATATCAAACTAGTCCCCGAAGGCAATAATCAGGATATGGGAAACGGTATGAAAGCGGGCGGCGGCATCCTTGTTGCGCTCGGTGTCATCGTCGCAGCAGCAACTTCATGGACAGGTATTGGAGCCGGTATTGGAGCAGCTCTCATCGGAGCGGGTATCGGTATGCTTGCGGGCGGAATTGTTCTGTACAACATGCAAATCCCGTCCCTTAACGAGCGGGAAAAACCCGAACAGGATCCGTCAATAAGGGGCAGCCGAAATCAAATGCGGCAGCTCGGGTATATCCCGTTCCTTTTCGGCAGACGGCGCATTTATGCAGACCTTGCAACTTCGTCTTATACATGGGTCGATCCAGCCGACGGCAGTCAATATCTCTATCAGCTTTTTTGTGCCGGTCAAAAAGATCAGCTCATCGATAAAGATACGATTAAAATCGACGAAACGCTTTTGAAAGAGTATTCCGCATCCGGCAGTGTCGAGCAAGTCCTTGCCGGAACGGATAAGCTCTTACAGATGAAAATAGCATACGGGGAAGATACGCCGCCGCTCATAAAAAAATGCGTTCATGAAATACAGATCAATAGCTTATTAAAAAATAAGACGGATGAGGGTCAGGACGGTTCTGTTATCCGAACGACACCGGCGGGGACGACGGAAATCAATGCCGACGTATTTTTCTATAACGGGCTCGGTAAATATAACGACAAGGGCAAAGTCGAAGAAGCCTCCGTCACGCTCGGCGCATGGTATAAACAGGCGGATGCGGCAGACAGCGCATATCAGCCGCTCGGCTTCTTTTCTGCCGGAAGCAATACAATTCACGGACATGAGCTTAAAACAAAGCGCTACGCGATACATAAAACAGGACTTAGTGCCGACAGATGGACGGTAAAAATCTCCCGCCTCTCAGGCGACAGTACGGATTCGAAAGTCGTCGATGCCGTATACGTCGGATCGATTAGAGCGATAAAAAACGAAGCGCCGGTAAGCAAAGAAAAATGCCGACGATTGACACTCATCGGTCTCAAAATAAAAGCGTCGGAAAAACTTAACAATATCGTCGAACAGTTGAACTTTGTTTCCGAATCGAAGCTCCCCGTATACAAGGGAAACGAGAGCGGAGAAGCCGCATGGGAAATGAAGCTCACGGACAATCCCGCATCGGCGGCGCTCTATGTACTTCGCGGGGATTTTTCGCAGCAGAAGCTCGACAAAAATGAAATCGACTGGCAGGCGTTTGAAAAACTGTATACGTGGTGTGCATCTCACGGCTACGGCTGCAATGAATATGTCGCGGAATCGATGCCGGTAAGCAGTCTCCTTTCGGCGATCGCCTCTACTTGCCGTGCCGATATTTTTAAGTCAAACGGCAAAATGACCGTCGTGCAGGATATCGCACGGGACGGTTTTGTGCAGCTTTTTACGCCCCGTAATTCACACGGTTATACTGAAACGCTCGTTATGGCCGACATACCCGATTCTCTTGCACTGCAATTTGTCGATAAAGATGCAGGCTTTGCAAAAAACAAATTACAGGTTTATCACACTCCCGACGGTAACCGCATCAAAGAACCTGAAACGACACAGGACGTTCAGCTCTGGGGCGTTACGGACAGTGTACAGACACGCAAACTCGGTATGTATAAATATGCCGTTACCAAAAACCGCCCTATAGTACATAAATTTTCGGCGGATTTCGAATATCTCCTTGCAATGAAAGGCGACTGGATCAAATATGCAGGCGACATCGCGCTCGCAGGCATTACGCAGGGACGAATTACCGAACTTATTAAAAACGACGCTCGGCAAATTATCGGCATAAAGACCGATGAAATGATTCCGATGGAAACGGGAAAACAATATGCCGTACGCATCAGAAAGAGCGACGGAAGCTGTATGCTCATACAGCTTCGGACAATCGCCGGCAGCCGCGACGAAGTGTTATTTCAATTACCGGTTTCCGAAAACAACGGGCCGCGAGAAGGCGATTTATTCGCGTTCGGGACGCAGGGGAACGAAGCGATCGATTTAATCATTACGGATATACAGGCAGGCGAAAATCTCTCGGCAGATATAACGTGCGTTGAATATGCACCGGAGATCTTCGCAGTCGATGATCCGAATTTTGTTTTACCCGATTTCAAAAATAATATCACGGACGTACCGTCGGCCGTCGATTCGGGACGTGTCGATTTATCGGGATGGCAAACGTGGACGACTTTCCACGACGGAACGGCAATTCCTGACTTCCCGACCGGTGACGGGTCGTCGCGCGGATGGCACAGAATTGCAACGGCAAAAAGTATGTGGATGTCGACGAAGACTGCACGAACGATTTACGATGGCGTGTGGTCTGCTCCCGTGCCGACGGGTACGCTCACGGTCGATCAATTACTTGGCGGCGATACCATTATCGGAAAACCCGATAAACCGCAAGGACTTACGGCGGAAGCGGAAAGAGACGGCATCGAAATCAAATGCCGCACACAATCCGACGGTTTACGAAATACGATAAAAAAATATGTCTGGGAAATTATAAAAGGAGTCCAGAGCTCAACTATTGAAACGACAGGGGCGGCATGTACCTATGTCTTTAATCGTAAGGTCGACGGGTACCCCGAAACATCCGATCTTACAGTGTGGTCAATACGAGTGCGAGCCGTAAACGTATACGGGAAAGAATCCGAATGGAGCGATGCTGCATTTATCGATCTCGATAATTACGGAACATGGCAAGTGGGTGTTCCGATTGTCAAACAGGAAGTCGTCGGGCGAACTGTTATTCTCACGTTTGCAATCCCGCCCCGCAGCGATAATCGTGTCATCTACGGAAATATACGCTATGGTGTACAAATAAAAAGAATCGGGAATGCCGACCCCGTACATTCACCCGATGTATCGTGCGTCGGAGATACCCTTTGGTATGAGCCAAACACGAAAGATGATCCGCATAAAAATGAGCTTGCCTATCGTAACGGAGCATCTCAAAAATGGCTTACAAGCGGAACAAAATATACCCAGCTGTTACCGCTGCTCGGACAATCGACTAATAAAAACGTCAACACAAAATATTCTTTCCGTATACGAGCGGAAAACGAAGCCGGAAACAGTGAGCCGATTGAGAACGTAGAAGTTATAGCGCTTTGTACTGATATTGCAGATATTGTGCATTCGCACGAACACTATAAAAAACTCTATGTGGAAAATCTCTCCGTTATAAGTGCGGATATCGGGAAGATTACCAGCGGTACATTACAGTCGAATATAAAGGCCGGAGAAACAAAACCGAATGTATTACTCGACTTGACGAACGAGGAATTCAGGATCGGAAACGAGCCGTCGCTTGAAGAAGCAGACGATGAGGCTGCCCAATATATTCATTATCGCAGAATAAACGGCGCGGCACATCTTGCTATGAAAGTAGCAAATTTTATTTTGACTTCGGCCGCCTCGATAATCAAAGGGCTTTTTTATGTGAAATCCGTAATGAGCGATATTGCAAGCTCTTTTTTTGTCGTAAATCCGACCGATGAACAGGATAAAATAACCGGTGTCGGTGCGGAGAGTGCCGTTGTAAACGGTGCGCTCGAAATAAAATCACTTAAAATCAGAAAACAAAAAAATGTCGAACTGCTCCTCCATACCGATTACGGTTATCTTATTACCTCATCGGGTGAACGTATACAAATCGGAATACTTAACAGTTTCGGCGGCAACGCGGATATTGAGGGCGATGTAACTGTCGGCGGAGATATCAATGTTGCCAATAATGCCGGTATTACAGGTGATATAACTGTCGGCAAAAACGCAACCGTAAACGGCACCGTTACGGCGAAAGAGTTTAAAACACTCGGAGGAAAATTTTCTGTACCGAATATCGAGGTAATGCAAGATACGTCATTGAATAACGTATCCGTAACAGGGAATGCAATATTGAAAAAGGATTTGTCAATCGGAGCAATACATTTTTGTGCAGTAAAACCGGATGCACCGGTAAAGGGTGATATATGGTTCGAGGAATAAGAGGAGGCTTGCGAGAAAATTATGAAACGAAATTTATTAACGTTATTGGCGGCAATATTCTTTATTGCCTGTGCAGTAGGTTATGAAAAGCATGAGGAAAACAGTACAATGACTTGGGATACATCGAATTACGATAGCAATATACGTGTTGCGCACTTGATTGACTTTAAAGGCAAATTTATCGCTATCGCTTTTAATTTTCAGGACCGACAGCTCATTGTCAAAATAAGTGCGGACAAAGGTAAAACTTGGTCTACCGTCTTTTCCGATAACAAGTATAAGAAATATTATAATACAACAGGTTGGGAACAGGCCGGCAAAACAGATTCTTTGCTTTGGTTTTTTAGTTATGGTGACACTTATAACGGCAGAACACCGTTTTATGTTTTTTGGAGTACCGACGGTTATTTATGGCACATTATTGATCTCAATTCCGTTCTTCAAAACGGGTTCGGTATCAGCAATTTGTTCGTAACTGACGAAGCAATAGTTTTACAGCAGATAAAAGGTTTGTATGATGCAGGCGGCACACCATACGGGCATACCGATAAGGTCATTGTCAGTTATAATAAAGGGAATTCATGGCAAACTATTTATTTAAAAACTTCCCACGACGGTTCTTCTAAGACAATCAATATTGAAAGTTATGTTTATTCGAATACAATTATAATCAAGGAACAACAGGGTTTTGCTCCATCGATGAAGCACACACTCAAAATCAGTTTTGACAAGGGGAAAAATTTTATCGATGCTTTTTCGGGGGAGCACTATTCCGGATTTGGTTTTGCCATTGAAGACAGGCAACATCTTTGTTTTGTGTCACTACAGAATCGATATACAATGGAGACTGTTCCGCTTTTGTTTTGTTTGAGCCATGACGGTGGACACACATGGCATATCGTAAACGCGGCATTGCCAACACCCACCAATGTCGATTTGCAAATTCTACGTATCAAAAAATTGCGAAACCTGTGGCTTTTTTTTGCAGGCGATCTGTGTATTGGTGAAAGTACCACATACGGAGAGACATGGATGCCTGCTGCGAGCGGCAGAACTAATATCGCAGATACTTTTGTGTGTGTTTGTACGACTATTGTCCAATGTAAATTTGCCGGCAATGGGGTTGATTTTTATGTAAGCCCTGATTGCGGGCAAACATGGAGCCAAGAGCGTTTACCGCGTTTTCCTAATGGTGCATCTGCAATCTTGTACGACGGCTATACAACGATAATCGGAGGAGAAGGTGTTATACGCGGGGACGGACCGGATTTTATAGGAAATGTTGCCGAAATATCACATCTGAAAGGATGCGATACGACAGGAAGTAAATTCAGTTTCGCACAGTTTACACCCGCAACCTTTGAATCTCCGTTACATTATTGTGATGACAGCGACAATAGAAAATCGATCATACTCGTAAAGCCGGCATCAAAAAATGCAAGCCGATTTGTAGTTAAAATAAATCCAGAAAGCGAATATGCGAAATTGATACTCGGAGAGAACAACAATGGAATATGTGCTCTGGCAAAATGCTAAGAGTTTTATAATGTTTTTTATAGGAGTAAAGAAATGGCAGGCATAACCATCGGTAAAATATACGCAAAAGCACCGGCAAATAATACATCAGACGCAGATCTCCTCATTATCGAGCAGGGGACAAAAACAAAAGCCGTGAAACTAAAAGACGTGACTGTCGGAAAGGCGAAAGAAGCGACTGATGCTAAATACGCCGCTCATTTGGGTTCGGACGGAGCGCCGCTGTCCGTCGGGACGGAAAAAACGCCCATATATATAGACAGTGCCGGCACACCGAAAGTTTGCCTTGCAGTCGCGGCGGCAACAGCGGATGCCTCCACATACGCCCATAAAATCGGAACACCGCAAGCGCATCCTGCGATTGGAAATACATCTACACCGATTTTTATTAACAGCGATGGAATCGCGACTGCTTGCACGGATATACACGCAACACTCGGCAACGCAGGGAGCGCCGGTATCCCTGTATATACTCAGGGCAATGCAGTTCGCGAGTGTGCAAATTTCGGTATTTGTACAACCGCCACAAATGTGATGGCTAAAGAGGTGCAGATAAACGGTTTTGTAAAAAAAGCCGGCGCACATATCTATGTCAAATTTACCAATGACGGCGGCGGCGTTCGGGGGACTTATGATCTGACGCTCAATGTGCATGATGACAACGCCAATACCGGAGCTGCCCCCGTGTATGTGGGGAAATATCAATGCGGTATAGGCGCAATAAGTGCCGGTTGCACGTATGAGATGCTTTTTGATGGAGAGCATTATACCATCCTTAATTCCGATATCGTTGCGCAGGAAACAAGCGAGAGTACGAGCTACGTCAAAAAGGGGAACGGTTTAATTAAGCAATGGGGTATAGCTCAAACTAACGGGGGTGATACACAATACATAAATTTTTCACTGCCGTAT